CCAAGACCGAGCTACCAACGTAGTGATGGACTCCTCGGTGTCCATTGACCCTGACCACCAATATGGTGGGTGGTATGAAACCTACGACCTCGAAACAGGAGGCGACCGCTTCTATGCAGAGGGCATACTCGAAACCGCACATGACGAGGACGGCAGTGTCCGCCTTGTTGGGTACGACGGATGCTTTGAACTACCTGACTACATCATCAAAGCCCTCGAAGACAAGGGCGTAATCATTGACCTATGACAGCCACAGCAAAAGAATTTATACTCAACGACGGGCACACATTCCTAATCACCTTTACTGACGAGGGTCTTGTGTACGACCTACTTGACAAGGACGGAGAGGTAGTGGAAGAGTACGGCTACGACTTCTACGAGGACTTCCTTCCAAAAGAATACAAACATCAATCATGACATACTCACACAAGTACAACGTAACAAGCCGCCTCATCGACTACGAGTGCGGACACCTTGACGACAGAGGCACGCTTCGTCTGTTCTCTGAACTCGTCAAGACAGGTATGGCTTGGGACCTCCAAGGCCACTACGGACGAACAGCACAGGCACTCATCGACGATGGGTGGCTCGAGTCGGACGGCAATTTCGGAATCAAGGTAGACACGCTACCACTCAACTAATTTAATCCCATACATCATGGAACAATCAACCAAAGACATTTTGGCACAGGCACAGGCCAAGAAAGAAGTGTCAAACGAACGTGCAGAGTTTTGTCAGGAAGTTCAACGCGTCATCAAAGAGCAGGCAGACACGATTGCCGAGCTTGAAGAGAAGCTACGCAACAACGACGGCCTTGCTGTCGATTGGCCTGTACTGCGCAAGGTATTCCTGCTTGGTGCAGGGTATGGCGCAAACTTCCAAACATCGTACGTCAAAGACGAGGTGCGTGACTACGACGCGGACGTCTACACATCCTTCTCTGACAACGGGATGTACGCAGACATCAACGGCACGTACACCCTTGACTCGTCGGATTTGATAGACCACCTGCACTTCCGTCAAATCAACCTCGCTGACTTGGAGGACATCCGCTCCTTCCTCGACATGGGGGAGGACGAACTCAACGCCTGCATTGATTCATACATCCAACGACCAATCAAATCAACAGACAATGAAACGCAACAAACTGAATCCTGAATTTTGGCTATGGCTTTCGATGTTAGGATGGTTCGCGCTACTTGCGTGGCTCGCCTATCTCGCACCATTTGCCGTTAAGTAAACCACTGAGAATGAAACAAGTAAGACCAACCCAAGTACAGAAAGCGTTGCTGTACATCCAAGCTCTCGGACACTCCGAGGCGGACATCGTAATGACGAGTGACGACTCCTCTTACGACAGCGCACCAACAGTTTGTATGCAATCAAAGCAAGTGCTTATTGATGGCGACCCACCCGTGTACCAATCAATCTATATCAGGTTACATCAGGTCGACGTCGAAGCATTCGCTGCCGCATACGACAGAAACATAGAACACATTTTAATTAAATAACCATGCTACAAGACATGAACACACGGCAACTTGCCGAAGCAATTCAGGAGGACCTGAGCAAAGTCATCCTCATCATCAACTTCAGCCGCCACCGAGATGTGGCACAACTAATGAGCATGTCATGTGCCGCCTTGGAGGGCAAGCACTCATGCAATACCCCCCTTGCCTCCCTGTTGTCTAACATCGACGAGGCATCTGAACTCATCATCGAAAAAACCTACAACACATGAGCGACAAAACATCTACAGGTTCTTATTGGGACCACAAGGGCAAGTACCAAAAGCAGTACGATGCCGCATGGAAAACACTCATCCCTTCATCAGGTGAGGCAGACGATGGGCTACCCGAAGCACTACGTGCAATCACGCGGGTAGGCTACGACTACTACAACAACGGGTTCTGCAACCTTTGGCAAGGGCATGAGGACGTCGACGACTACGGAGACGATTACATAGAGTACACAATGGACTCGTACTACGAAGACATGGTGGACTACCTACGCTACCAAATCCCACTGCCCATGCACAGAGAACTCGAAGCGTTCCTGTTGGACGCCCAAGGATACGGAAATTGGAGCGACAAAGATGTTGTTATTGACAGCATCATCAATCACATCATGGAGCAGATGATTCAAGAAGAACTAATCACCAAGACGAAGAAGGATGTGCAACCATTTACACAAACCACAAATGACTAAGAAAGAAACAATCGAAGCCTTGCGCGACAAGGTAGCAGACATCAAATGGGACTTGCAATCAGTTCTTGACAATCTCGACCGTATATACCACGAATTTGAATCAGAAGACAATGACTAAAACAGCAAACGTAGGACGTCAGTTCATGGAAATCATGAAGGACTACATGGAGCGTCAGGACTACGACAGCTTTGACGTAGCCGTCGAGATAGACAACCTGTACACAGACCTTTCAAACCTTTACTACAACAACATCAATGACTGAAGAAACCTTACACGACCTGCGGTGCTACGTCAGCAACTGCTTCAACGTCAACCACGTTACATACTCCATGTCAGGCGGGGTTCAGAGTGGCTACAACCACCTGTCTAGGCTGATGATTGGTGAGTACGACCTCACACACGATGATGTGGACGAAGTAGTTGGTGAACTCGAAGAGCTTGTAGCTCAGTACATCATGGATAACTCCCCAAAATTTACAGACAATGAAGACGACCAATGAACAACTCAAAGAACTACTCGAGTTGATACTATCACCAAACACCGAACACTTAAGTGACGGTGAGATTCTAGACCACGTTATTGACACACTCAAAAAGATTACATCATGATTTTCAATCTAATCAAACGCTCCGAGAAGGGCGACCCACTAGAAGCAGAAGGCTTAATCATCAAGCGTGTACCTAACAAAGAGGGCGTTCCCGACGCTAGAGTGCGCATTGAGATGGCCAACAAGGCATTCATCTCTCTCTGCAATGCCATGCACATCGGCAGGGCAGCACAACTTTACAAGCACGAGCAAGACCCTGTCAATCAATTCAAGTTTAACAACAGAGTCAACAGGCAAATCAACACCCTGCGTGGCCTGTCAAAGAATCTCGTTCGTGAATTTCACGAGAAAAAACTTGCAAAACTACAGGACGAATCTTAAATTTATCAACATGGAGCAATACACACTACACGAAGACACTGTCAATCAGTACGTTGTCTATGTCACCTACGAGTACAATCCGTACCGACCTGACAGCGACGTTGACCCCGGCAATCCCGAGTACGTAGAGGTAGACAGGGTTTACTTGCACAGCACACGCCCCGCTGTAGAGCCTAACGTGGTGCCAGAGGAGCCGATTGACATCACAAACTTTCAGCTCGTAGACCTCATGGACTTTGCCGCGTTAGAAGAGCAGATTCTAGATGACATCAAATCAAAAGAGTAATGGAAGAATACAATCAAAGACGGTTCCTTGTCGGTTGGTCTGACGACGGCAAGGACTATGCCACTATGGTGTGGCTATCAAACATGCCCGCAGAGTGGAAGGGCTACAGCATTCAAGCCCTAGACGGTACGTCAGACCTATTCGTGCTGTCACCCGACGGTGGCGTCATAGGCAATGCTAAATCGTACGAGGTATGAACAGCTACTACAAACTACGATACCACCTAGCTCGTGGCAGGAACTACAAGAAGTGGCAGCTCAAGCACATGTCTCCCGTAGGTAAGTTCGCACTCGACACTTTCTACCGCAACCCCGATGACTTCGTGGCCCTACTACACAACTGTAGACTACGCAACCACGGCTCGGTAGCCAAGAAGATTCATGATGGCATGAACAAGACTGTCTGTGCATGGATTGAGTTCAATGACTTCCACGAGATAACTGGCAACCATATCCCCAAGATACTGTTGTCGCAGACAGACAGCAAATATACTTACAACCCACACAAAGCTCCCAACTGGACAAGCGAAATCTCTGACAACGAGGACGACGCTGTTATCCCTTTGATGCTTGTGTACAAAACCAATCTCTATGGAATCTCAGAGTAAGCAATCCATGTACAAAGCCTGCTATATGCAGTGTATGTACGGTGGCTCCACGGTATCGCCATGGAGTGGCGACGTACCCCTTGACGGGTTCATGGTTGGCAGGAACGACCTTGCCGAAACTGTATTCGTTCAGTCGGTCTACGACCCTGTGATGGGAGCGATGAACCTTCCTGAGATACAGGTGCCACGTCAGGAGTACATGAGTCAGCTCGCTATCGCTTGGGCTGTACAGGCTACTGCAATCAGTAGGCTAAAGCAACACACCCTAAGGCCTCAGATGTACGTGGGTACATGGGACAACAAGCAGGGTCAAACCGAAGTCGACATATCACAGCGCTTTACTGACATGGACGAGGCCCTTGACAAGTGCAGAGTCCTAGGTGAGAAGTGTATATGGGACGTCAAATCCAACAAAGAAATCTATGTTTAATTCTAATCCAAATCACATGTCTAATTCCAAGAGACGCTGGTCAAACAATGAAGTGACCATCGCAAAGCAGCACATCACATCCGATGTCCCGCTAACATTCAATCAACCTCAGGTAACAAAGGTTGCCAGTATCATCGGTCGCTCACCCGAATCTGTCTGTGCTAAGATGACGCAAGTCAGAATCAGGAGCAACCAATCAACTCGGTTGTCTACTGATGAGCGCAAGGGTGCTGTCATTGCTTTGGCAAAGCTGTTGTTTGACGACAACGTAAGCGGAGACCTGTACTTTAAGCTCATGAGAATTGTTCAAGAACACACGGATGAGTGAAGAGCAATGGTCAAGGAGAGTTGTCGCGGTCAAGCTAATCGCTGCACTGTATATCTCACTGGTAATCAAGTGGATATTCATTGACAGCCTATAGTATGTTGATAACTTTTCCGAATCATTTACCTGTCGAAACCTTGATTTTGTCAGGAATTGTTCCGAACTTTAACACAATATCAAGAACAACACAATTCTATTTCACATGAAAACAATCATTCACAAGCTATCCGACGTGCAGTCACGTCTGAAAGCACCCAAGGGACAATTCAACTCCTTTGGTAAATACAAGTATCGCTCGTGCGAGGACATTGTAGAATCTCTAAAACCTCTACTTACTGAACACGGGCTGGCTCTCGTGATGAGTGACACAATGGTCGAGACAGGAGGGCGTGTATATGTACATGCTACTGCTGTCGTATCAGACGGGGAAGGAGAGATTTCTGCCTCAGGCTTTGCTCGAGAAGAAGAAAACAAGAAGGGCATGGATGGCTCGCAAGTAACTGGAGCAGCATCATCCTATGCGAGGAAGTACGCACTCAATGGTCTGTTCTGCATCGACGATGGTAAGGACAGCGACTCTACCAACACACATGGTAGGACATCAGCACCCAAAGCTAGTGCTCCTGCCAAGCCTGTAGCTAAGGTAGAAAGCAAGCCTAAGGCAGACGAGGAGACAATGGATAAGGCTGTCGCTTTCATTCAGAACTCTAAGAATCCACAGCAGGCATACGCCATGTCCGTGGAGAAGTACAGCTTTAGTCCCGACCAAGACTCCGAACTTCTCGAGACAGTCAATAAGACCGTCGTATCTAAAGGCGCGAAGAGTAAGAAGAAGTAATGGAGTTTTCAATCAAGCTTCAGGAGAAGACAGCTAAGTCTTATCTCTCGTACAGCTCAGTGAAGCATGCACTCAATGATATGCGTGCTTTCGAGTTGTACATGAAGGGTAAGCTCAAGAAAGAATCTCCAGCGCTCTACTTCGGGTCCATGTATGACATGATGCTCTTCGAACCTCAGAAGGCTAAGGACACCTATCAGGTCATCAACCATGATGAAGTCATGGAGAAGATGAGTGACAGAGTCAAGTCCCTGAAGAACCCGAAGAGTTCATCCGAGTACAAGGCAGCAGTAGCACAGCTAAAGACTGAGGCTATTGAGAGCGAGAAGACTCTGGTTGATGAATCGGATTGGAAGACAGCGCACTACATGGTCAAGCGCCTTGTAGACTCTGGAGTAAAAGACCAGTATCTCAAAGGCGAGTACCAGTTAGAGTTCAACGAGTTCATTGAGGACATCCCCGTACGCGGTTTCTTTGATTGCAAAGGACTGTATGTAGCAGACAGCAAGAGCACACGCTCCCTGTCTGGATTCAGGTACGATGTCAACAAGTTCTCGTATGACATTCAAGCCTACATCTATACACAGGTTGCCGGTAATGACGAGTTCTACTGGGTCGCTCAGGAGAAGACGTACCCCTACCCAATCGCTGTGTACAAAGCATCGGAACAGACAATCGCTCGAGGCAAGTTCAAGTTTGAACAGGCGGTAGAGAAAATAAAAGATTGGCTTTTCCTTGACAAACCCGTAGTTGATGACTACATTTATGACGAAATCTAATTCAACATTTTATTCACATGGATAACAAACCAACCACAGACCGCGTGTTCATCGGAGATGTAACACAGGTCAAATCATCCGCTCGTCTCAAGTTTACACTTGCCGAGTTGGAGGAGATGAAGAAGTATGCAACAGAGAAAGGCTCAGTCTATGTCTCAGTCGTATTGACTCCAGACAAGGAGCGCTTCTCAAGAGCCAACGCATGGGCATCAGTGTACGACCCTCGTGCTGACAACCCCAAGCAAACCAAATCCTCGGACGTTCCGTTCTAAGAGGTAAACTGTTTCATGTTGATTAGGGGGAGGCGCTTAGGGTTAGGCGTCTTCCCCGCTTCATGTCATGAGAAACATATACTACTACGAGCTGAAGCTTCGCGTAACCAAAGGCAAGAAGAAATTCACTGAGCACACGAAGATGGACTACGCTGTAACCAGCGCAGAGAAACCTGAAGACATCCTTAAGGGTCACACATGGGACCGGATGTATCGCTCTTATTACGGAAACAGATACGATGGCAAAGTCGAAATCAAGATTGAGGAAATCCTCTCCAAAAAAAGGGTGGGTTCCCAACTACGTAGTAAAGAGGGGTAACCTCAGTGAGCTTGCTCAAGTACGCGACGCCTACTATGAGGCTGTCGACTACAAGTTCGAGCCCAAGAGTAGAGTGCAGATGAACGTCATCCTCAGGGTGGCGTTTGCAGATGCCATGCAGCCCTTCTTCAAGGTAGTCTCTATTGCCGAGTGCTTAGAGAAAGACCACAGCAGCGTGTGCTACTACCTGAAAAGCGCCGATTTGTACAGCCAACATTTCTCTTTCTACAAGATGCTTAGAGAAACAGCAAGCTGTATCTATCACATGGAGGTGGGCAATACATCTATGGGTATGAGATTAAAAGACAACATCAAGAAATATGTCGAAGCATTGGAATCATCGTGACTTTGTGCGCGAAGTCAAGGGAGTTTGTTTAGAGGTGTCAGCCCTGCTCACTGAAAAAAATCAGAGGTATGGCAATGCCGCACTCAATCCTTCCCGTATCTTTAGCAAAGCAAATGCTCACGAGCAGCTGCTGGTTCGCATTGATGACAAGCTAAACAGAATCAAGAACTGGGGTACTGATGATGTCGACGAAGACACACTCCTAGACTTGATGGGATACTTGGTATTATTGAGGATTAACATGAAACATGAGACAAGTGGTAACAATATTCGAGGACCTTTACAACAAGGACCCGCTGTACATCACAGTGGAAACAGCACTGCAACGCATCCAATCTGGCAAGCAGAAGCAGAAGATTGACCTAGTACGAGGAGGTAACAAGGATGCAAAGAAGCAACTGCCTATTGTACTGTGGAGTGGTAGGTTCAAGGAGCGCAAGGATGAGTCGCTGCAAAAGCATAGCGGCATCATCGTCTTGGACTTCGACCACGTTGGAGACGTAGAGGAAGCTAAGTCTAGGCTTGCATTTGATGAGCATGTTATGGCGTGTTGGACATCACCCAGTGGTGACGGCATCAAGGCAATCGTAGAGATTAGCAATCCCGAGAGGCACCGCGACCACTTCCGTTCTCTCTGTGATTACTTCAGTAGAAAGCATGGGCTTGAGGCTGACCCCTCAGGCATCAACGAATCCCGTGCGTGCTTCGAGTCTTACGACGACAGCATTTGCATTAACGAAGAGCCATCACGATTTGGTGGCCTTCTATCCGAACAGCGTGCAGAGCCAGAACCTACCGAGGCAAAGGGGCGTACTGATTACGAGAAGCTACAGATAGCAGCTCAAATGATTCGGTACGCCCCCGAGGGCGGCAAGCATGCAGCACTAGTCCGTGCCTCTTACCTTATCGGTGGCTTCATAGCAGCCGGTAGGGTAGAAGAAGAGGAGGCCTTCCGTGTTCTTGTTCGAGAGATAGAAGCACGCAACCCACTTGACATTGGGCAGGCCAAGAAGACAATCGTAGATGGGATAGAGCAGGGTAGGCTTGCACCTATCGGAGAGATTACCAGAGAGCTAGAGAGAGTCCGGCGTGAGATGCGAATCAACGACGGAGACATGTCCTTCATTGCCTCGGACGACAAGGACTATGAGTGGATTCAGAAGTATGTCACGGGTCAGATTAAGCTAGGCCTAGAGACAGAGAACGAGAAGTTCAACGAGTACTTCAGGTTCAAGAAAGAGTTCCTTATGATTAACGGGCACAGCAACGTGGGTAAGACTACCTTTACGCTGTGGCTGATGGTGGCATCCTCTATGCTGCACGGATGGAAGTGGCTGGTGTACAGCGCAGAGAACCCTACGTGGGCCAACAAAATTAAGTTGATGCAGTTCTGCATGGACATGCCTATCAAACGCATGAACCACAAGGAGCTTACTACAGCACACGAGTGGGTCAACAGGCACTTCACCTTTATTGACAACCACAAAAACTACAGTCACACGGACATCTTGGTCTTTGCTGAAAAGCTTATCAAGTACGAGGGGCTAGACGGTGTGCTCATAGACCCATACAATGCCCTGCGTATTGACATGAGTGCTGCTCGAGGCATCAGCACCCACGAGTACCACTACGAGGCAGCCAGTGAGTTCCTCACCTTCAGCGTCAAGAATCAGGTTGCCATGTGGGTCAACGCCCATGCCTTTACAGAGGCGCAGCGCCGTAAGGGAGATGATGGGTTGCCTACCGCTCCGTACGCTGAGGACACAGAGGGTGGAGGTAAGTTTGTCAACAGGGCTGACGGGTTCATCACCCTACACAGAAAGATTCAAGCACAGGAGTGGAGCGACAGGCGTACCGTAGAGATGCACGTACGTAAGGTTCGCATGACCGAGACAGGCGGGCACCCCACCCCACTAGATTTCCCCTTGCGCTTTGAGTTCAGCCAAGAGCAGTCTGGGTTTAACTTTGTGTCTCCCGGACCTAAGTTGTTCAGGTCTCTTGGTGAATTGAATGTTGGTAAACAAGCCACCATTCCTGACTGACAATGCGTAGCTTTGCCACATGGCACGGCGCAAAAGCATGAATCGTGGTGGCAAGAAGCTCAAGTCTGGTCTTGAGGTTGACTGCTACGATAAGCTAAAGAAAGCTAAGCTCAAGTTCGAGTACGAACCTGAGAGCTTCCTCCTCACTGAGAAGTTCATCTACCCCGGTATCTATTTCAAGTCAACCAACAAGAGGCCTGACATGATAGACTACTCGGGCAAGGTGGTCAGGAAGATGGAGTATACCCCGGACTTTGTTTCTCACGAGCACAAGTTCATCATTGAAACCAAGGGATATCAGCGTGCGCAGCACGGGTTCCCGCTTAGATGGAAGCTCTTCCTTAAGCAGATGGTTGAGACGGGGAATGGCGACTACATGTTGTTCGTGCCTAAGAACAGCAAACAAGTAGACAAAGTCATTCAAATCATCAAGGATGAAATTAAGAAAGCTAAGTGAGGTTTACTCTTTCTCCACTCAGGAGATTCAGAGACTCACAACGGAGTTGTATGAGGAGCTCCACAACGATACAGGCAATCCCATATCCTCATCAGAGGACGTGGCAGAGCTAGTCAAGGACTTCCGCATGAAAGTAAATATCGAGGTGGCAACCATTAAGGATGCGTGCCTCGAATACAACCACTCATGAGCAAGGACTTTCTTGCCGACATGCAGGTTGGTGACCTTGGGGAGCAGCTCTGGGCTGCGTGGTTAAACGCCAAGGGCGGTGACTCTGTTATCTCAGAGGGCAAGTGCAACTGGGATATCTTTGACAAGACTACAGACGTGTACTACGAAGTCAAGATGGACCTCAAAGCATACTACTGGGCAGAGCGCAGAGGTGAGTCAGTCAATCTATTTCTAGAATACGAAACTGCAAAAGGCAAGAAGCCTTGTGGTATCATGAAGACTGACGCCAAGTACCTAGTGTACATTGTGCGCAACAAAGAAAAGCTTCACATCGCATACACCTTTGAGCTGGAGAAGCTTCGTGATTACCTATGGAAGAATCACAAAGACAGGAGGTTCCCTATCCGTAAGCCCGTCATGCACGGCGTAGGCAACGTCAATGGCTGGACACCTCCCGTCAATGTACTAGTCAACGAGGAGGGCACGGGCTTTATGAAGCTCATCATGCTCCCTATCTCACTACTAAACCCATCACATGAAAAGACGCTATCGGAACTGTCGCTGCTTGAGGCGACAAATAGACCAGTTACTGAGTAGTAACGCTTCGTATCAAGCTCACAACATTGGGCGAGGTACTACCGCCAAAGAGAAAGAGGAGGTGAACCGCCACTGTTACGAGCAGTTCATCCTCCCCATCAAGGACTTAGATGAAGACTTCTTT